AGAATCCTGTATCGCCTTTATTTGTTGTTTTTGTTACAAGGTCTTCTATTTCTCCACCAATTGTTTGTCCTGTTTTTTCATCTGTTTTCTTTTTCGCATCATCTGCAGCACTAGTTCCTGTTCCGCCAGTACCTCCGCTTTGGTCTGTAATAGGCCCGGGTGCTTTTGTACCCATTACTTGGGCTATGCCTGTAACATGTTGAGTTAATACAGATGCCATTCCTGTAATATGGCCTTTATGTACAGTTTGAAACTCTTGTGCTTCTTTTGACATTTTGCCAACACCAAATAAGTCTTTTACTTTTTGAGGCATTATTTTACTAAATCCAGCACCTATCAGTTCCATACCTTTACCTGCTATGAATCCCGCTCCTGCGCTTTGTAAATCTTTTGCTAGTTTTTCTCTGATTTCATTACTAGACTTATCTCCTATGAGAGCGTCTTTTAGTGCTGTTGTACCTGCTGCATCTGCTGCTTTTAATATCTCTGCTGCAAATGCTTTTGCAATATTTAAGTTTCCTTCTAGTACAGCTTTTTGTGCTTCTAAGGCTTCTACTTGTGAGAGTTGAGAATCTAATGCGTCTCTCATTGTGTCGGACATTTTTTCATTTAATTTATTATATATTTCTTGTTTTGAATTAAATTCGCCGAGTGCTCTCATTCTTTGAGCCTCTACTTTTTCTATGTCAAGCAATGCAGCTCTTCTTCTGTTAATAGAAGTGTCAAAGAACATTAGTCTTTTCTTTTGTGTGTCAAGTAATGAAAGATATGCTTTTTCTTTTCTAATTAATTCATCTGTTTTTTCAAATACATTAGAAAGTTCTTCTGTTTGATTAGCTATAGCTTCTGCTGATTCTTTATTTAATCCTAAGCGTTGTTGCAATACTTGAATCATTCCATCTTTGCCTAAATATTCCTTATCACCTATATTAAGTTTAAAATCTTTTAATCCACTTGCTTCTATTTCTTTCTTTATTTGTGTAAAACCGCTTACAAAGTTACTAAATAATGAAGGTTTTGGTAGCATATTATCAATACTTTGTCTTAAATCTTTAGTAGCTTGTTCTAAGCCAATAATTCCGTCCCCTGCTTTCTTTGATGAAAGTGTTATTTCATCTAAATTGTCTAAAAAGTCTTGTCCTTTTTGTGTTAGACGAAAAGTACCGCTTGCAGCTTGTTCTAGTAATCCAGAATTATGCCATAATTGGTCACTATATTTATCAATAGCATCATTAAGAGCATTTTTGCCTTCTACACTAGTTTTATCTACAGATATTAATTTTCTTGCGGCTTCAATTGCGTTCATTATGCCAGTTTGTTCGTCAAGTTGAAATACTTGAGCATCTTTACCAAAACCTGCTTTTTGTAAAGTTCCATCGTCAGGTAAAAGTTTTTGTAATGCTTTTACAACATCTTTTTGAGCATTTGGGTCTGTAAATGATGTAATGATTTGATTTTTGAAAAACTCTCCAAGATTTGCTTTTCCTTCTTTTTCTGCTCTACCCATATTAAGTAGTCCAGAGTTTGCTTTTATTATCTGCTTATTCATATCTTCAAACATTTTAGTAATTGCGTCATCAGTGGATAAGTTTGCAAGAGCGTTGCCCATAAACTTTATAGCAGCTGCAGCTTCAAAAGCTTCTATCTTACCATCTTTTATTGCTTTATTATGATTTTTATATAGACCTGCAAGTATATTTAAACTTTCTTCTGTTTCGTCTGTTAATTTTTTGTTTGTGTCTTTTAAGTCTGCTATTGCTTCTTTTGTTTCTCTATATCCATCTGAGATTAGTTCGAGAGCAAAGTCTACCATCATAAATCCCATTAATACGCCAAGTGCTGCACTCGCTGCTGTTCCAAGTACCCTGAACATTCCTGCTGTTTTAAGAGCAAACTGCCCTAGTCGATTAACCCAAAATGCAGCTTTTTGTGCAGGTAGTGACACAAATTTTTCAATCTGTAATCCCATCTTTTTGAAACTTAAACCAGCTTTTGTTAAAGTTTGCTTTTGTGCCATTTCAATCCTTTTATAAGCAGCTCTATACATTACTTCTATCTTTTTAGCAGTAGCTTTTTCTGCTGCTGTTTTTTTCGGTAATTGTTTTATATATTTTGTAATGTGAGCTTTTTGGTCTTGAAACCTTTTCATATTGAAGAATTTATCAGAAACTCCTCTCTTTTTTAAATCTTTCTTAAAAGCAGCTGATACAGAATTTTCTACTGTTATATGTTTCTTTCCTGCTTTCTTTATTTTTGCTGAAGTTTTCTCAATTTGTGTATCGTAATCTGTTAGTCTCTGTTTTGCTTTATTTGCAAAGTTAGTGAGAGCACCAGACATATCGTTTGCTGCAGGAACTACTTGTTTTAACATTTTAAATGCAAGTACACCTAGTAAAACTCCTAATACTCCGCTACTTCTATCTAAGAAACCTACTACAGGTTCAAGAACTCTAGTAACAAATCCACCAACATCTTTTGCAACATCAGATATAGTTGTTGCAAATCTAGTGAAAGCATTTAAGTAATTGTCTGCATCGTCCCCAAAAGCACCAAAGTTTTCGTCTAACTGTTGCTGTACTTCATTGTATACAGCCATTCTTCTTTGTGCGATTGTAAGTTTTTCTGCGACAAGACCTTGAGTTGCTGCAAATTTTCTAGTAGCAATGTCTAGTCTAAGAATGATACCTAATTCATCGAGTAGTTCGGGTTCGGCTTTTGTCACACCACGAATCAATCTGTTGTAAGAGTCTGTCATATCTCGACCTAGAGCAACAGAAGCTAACTTAGCTCCTTCTGCTAATCCAACGATTTGGTCTCTGGAAAATCCTGCTGCTGTTGCGATAGCAACTTGTTGAGCGGCAGCCTGAAATTCTAATAGACCACCTGTAGCTTCTCTTACAGCTGCTGTTGTGGTAAGCATAGATGTACCAGTAATAGCTGCTAGTTGTTGGAAGCCTTTGATTTGATTTTGAATATTTGCTGCGTTTTCAAGTGCACGGAAAGCTGCACCTACGGCAAATAGTGTTGAAGCGAGAATTGCGTAAGTTTGAACAAGACCACCCGTACCTTGTTGCATACGAGCAAATCCTTTAGTACTAGACTCGGTACGACCAGACATAGCCTGCATATTTCTACGAGCATCACCCGCAGATTTACTGACTCCATCTAATCCTTTTTTAGCGCCTTTGGCTCTTTGCCCTACCTGTTTAAGAGTACCGTCATCGGTAACTTCAAAGGTAATAGTTGCGCCTTTTACTCTTTTTGCCATAATTATCTTTTCATTTTAGCTTTACGCTCTTCTGCATCTCTTTTCGCTTTTATGGATGCGTTAATCTTTTCTGAATTATAATATTCAATGTGTTTTAAGAAATATAAAGACTGTTTTCGGTCTTCTATATCTAAAACGTTTAAATAAGTTTCTAAGGCTGAGTAGTCTTTTCCGAGGTAAAAGCCATTCATACCATCCCAACGGTCGGAGAGCATATCATGTAAATGAAATGCTTCCTGAACTTCCAAGGGAAAGATACTTCTATTTACAGGCATTTTATCTGGGTCAGGCTCTTCGCCTAACTGGTCACAGACAGCTAAATATTTTTCAATATCTAAACCTGTATCTTTATAGCTTTTCTTTATAAGTGCAAGTATATATCTTACTTGCTTTGCGTAAAATTTTCCAAATCGCCTACAGTATCAGTTACCCATTGGTCAAAATCGCCTGAATTTTTCATCAATAACTCAGCATTTTCTGCTGTGTATTCAAGTTCTTCTTCGGGGCTTTGTCCACTTACATCTACCAATAGAAACTCTTCTAAGTAGCTATATTTTAAACCTGTCCATCCTTTTATAATTGAGCTAACGTATTCTACTAAAAATAGTTCTTCATCGAGTGAATCTTCAAAAGCTCTTGTCTTTTTATTAAACTTTTGTTTCATACATTTGTTTCTAAGTTTAATTAATTCTTCTCTACTTAAATATGTTAATTCAACTGAAAGGCCGTCATAACCTGGATAATCAATTGATACTGTCTTGCTTGGAGTTAGTAAACTCTTAAGCGAAACGGGTTGTGTTTTTACTTCTTTTTGTTCTGTCATTTTTTGTCCTAAAAAGTGGGAGGGAATGACCCCTCCCGAGTTTTATTATGCTACTTTGTATGTTACTTTAACTTCGTTAGTTGCATCTGCTGCTGTTGCTGATGATAAATCTGTAGCTAAGCCGTGGAAAGCCACGTCTACTGATACTACATCTTCAAAACTATGAGCGGGTAACTCTAAGTGTGCTTTTGGTACATCAACAACTACTCTAGGAGTATTTGCTGTTGAACCTCCAATTCCGAAAGCCAAATCAAAAGCGTTAGTAATAACTCCTCTTGATTCTTGTAATTTCTCGAATAAGTCTAAAGAGCTATTAGCGTCTGAGTTTAGATAACAAGTAAAGTTACCTGAGACACTTCTAGTTCCTGTTATATGACCTATTGGTAGGTTTACTGTACCTAGTGTTTCTGGTGTTAAATATGTGAGATTATTCTCAATTGTTATATTTCCACCTGTTAACGTTATACTATAAGCTTGGTCACTTGAGCCTAAAGCACCTAGTGAACCTGTAGATGCTGAAGCATCATAAGTTATAGATAAATCTGTTAATTTATTTCTAATAAAGTTAGTTGTTGTACCAACTCCTTCAGCAATTAACCCTTTTGGTGCGTCTGCATTTGAAGTAGTTAAGTCTAAAGCCTCTACTTCTTCTATTGACTTACCATTTCCAGACCATGCAATCTGAGCAATACCTTCTATATCAAAATCAATTGATGCAGAACCTACTGAACAATCTGCTAGTTTGTAAATGGTAACACCTTCTGTACCTGTTGCGTAATTGCCTCCTGTGTCTTTTGAAGCTCCTAGTACGAAGAACATATTAAATGTTCCTATTTGTACGTTATTGGAATTTGCAAAATCAAAAGCTAGTCCGCCGGTACCTGTTCCTGCTGTGAAGTCTCCTCCACATGCTTTGTCATAGTCTTTTGCACTTAGAGCTGCCCATAATGGGCCTTCTACTGCAAAATGAGCTGCTGATGCGGAGTGTTCTCCACTAGCATAAGCTGCTGCACTACCTGACTTTGTAGGTCTCATATAAGTACTAAAGCTCCATTCAGCCGGCGCGAAAGAGTCAGTAAACATTGCTCTGCCTCTCTTACTGTATCCTGCTGAATCTGCTGCTTCACTTAATGTTACCTCTGAAGTATTTGTGCCTTGGCTAAAAGAAAACCCATCTAATACAGGTATCTCATACAGAGCTGTATTAGCTGTAGTGCTATCTTCTGACCATTCCATAAATACTTTGGTATCTCTACTAAAGAAAAATGCCATTCTTTTCTCCTAATTAATATCGAATCTCTAAGGTGATTTCTCCTACACCTAGGGGTTCCAATACGCCTTCATCTGTATCTACAGTACCGATTGTTGTCTGTACTGTATTATGAGATGTTCCTGTTGAATCATAGTATGTTAGTGGGTCGTTATCCTCTATTACCGTTTCAACGTCTTCTAACAATTCTTCGAGTGCTTCTATGACATCATTGTCATCTGAAACATAACATCGGACTGTTATTCTTAAAAATCTAAATCTGAAACCACCGCCATCATATTCGCGTGTTTCAGTACCTGCTCCTACATGTATTGTAGGAAATTCATTCACTTCGTCCCAAAACTTGAGTCGTCTTTCTACACCTGCGACTGAAGTTCTAAAAGGAGAGCTACCATTTATTCCTTCTAGTTTTAAAGCTAGGGCTTCAACAATGGCTCTGCGACGCGTGGTATGTTTCCTTGCTAGTGCTGTTTCCATTATTGTATACTTATCCCAAATCTTGCTCCAACTATTGAGGTGGCTACTTGTCTAATTGACTTTCTAATTAATTTTTCAGGGTTTCTTTGAGTAGTATACATTTTTCCTCCTGGAGCAAATGTTTCATAAGGATTATTCCTATAAGTTGCTTCAATCATTGTATTACCGCCTCTTGGCCCTTGTGTTATATTATCTACTCTTACCGAGTTTGCAAATCTTCCTGTTCTATACTGTAGAGCAGGAGATGTCATATTTTGTGCTACTATTTGAGGTAACATTTCGTTCAATAAAGCTTTTAGTGCCATTGGGTTTCTTCCTGCCTTCTGTTCTGTTCTTAACTTTCTTGCTCCAGCTGCTACTGCTGCTCCTGCTGGTGCTTTAGCAGTTCTTCCTGTAGTTCTGCTTTTTGAACCTTTCATCTTTGCTTTAGAAGTTCTCGAAGAACCAGTTTTAGTTCCAAATCTTAACAAAGCTTTGTTTACTTTTAATCTCATATCAGGATTAGTAAATTGTGTAAATAATCCTTGTACTATTTGTTTATTAGCTGCTGCTGTTAATCTCTTACTAACTGGTGGACTGTCTGAAAATAAATCATCTATTTGTTTGGCAGTCATACTTCCAGGTAGTAATCTTTGAGCTTCGTTTCTGAAATATGTAGCATTTTTTAGAAACAATCTCCAGTCCGCTGTTATCGCTTTATCATACTCTCCTGGATTAAAAGAGTCTGATTTTGGAACCATTGAACTTTGCATTACTAAAGTTCTTTTTAAATATTTAGAGGTTTTTTCATCATATATGATACTACTATCATAATTGAACATATCTCTCCACTTTGCCATTGCTAGTTTGAAAAATTGTCCGTAGTAGATAGGATTTTTAGCTTCCTCTTGCATATTATTTGCAAGTGTTTTTACTATCCTTTGCTCTATCCTAGTACCTCTTGCCCCACTTGATGTCATTCCACCACCTTTGAGGTCTTTTGTAATTTGAGCTTGTCTTCCTCTTTGTCTTTGGGGGAACTTTCCTCGACCTAGTTGACTATACTTATCACTGAACTCGTCTTCTCCCCTCATTCCATGTTCTTCTATCTGACCTTTTGCAGTTGCTCCAGTCTTTTTAGCTGTTAAAAGAGTTAAATCTTTAGCTGCTGTTGATTTAAACTTTCTTTGTTTAAAAAAATCAACACAAGCATCTGAAACCATTCTTACTGCTATGCCATTTATGTCTCTGTTATTACTTATAAAAGCAGCAACACCTTTAGGGTCTGGATTTCTAACTAGTGCTTTATTATTTCTTTTGTAAAATAAAGTTAGCTCAGTTGGAGTTTGTTTTGTACTTTTCCACATCCAAATTATATAAGAGTTCTTTTTCGCCTGTACAAATTTTAGAATATGATTTTGCATTTGTGCCCAATCTGCATCTGTCATTTGAGGCTTAGTTGGTCCTGCTATTATAGTCATTCCTGACTTAGCAGCAGCACTGGATAATGCTTTAAAATATACATTATTCCATACTCTCTTTTCAACAGAAAGCTTTCCATTATCAAAAAATCCTCCAGTATTAGGATTATTTTTTGCTTGTAACTGGCTTAGTAACTTGGTTCTAAGTTTACTAGACATTAAATAACAACTTTATATAAATCAAGTACCCTTTTTATGTGGTCTGGAAAATCTGTACTGTTTCTAATTCCAGCTGTTCCTTGATTCTGTTGGATAGCTCCGCCTAATGCTCTTCTTTCCTTATGTTCATCTTTTATGTAGTAGTTAACTAAATCAAATAAAGCTAACTGTAAATCTCTTGGTGTTGAAGCATATCCTGCTTTATATGTAATTTTTACAGCACCTACACCTCTTGCCCAATATATCTGATTACCCCCTGCATTAGTTCTAATGATTGCATCGGCTTCTTCATCAACATAGTACTCGTATTTAGGTATAGTAAGTTCTGTATAACTATCTGAATAGTTTTGTCTTTCTTCTACTTTTGTTACAGAAACTATAGGACTTTCACTCACAATTATGGTGTTAGTAAAGTTATCTTC